CTGGGCTCGTAATAGTGCCGTTGATGATTAAGTTCTCGATCTTGTCGTAAAGATCTGAACCAAGAACGCCCAAACACTTAGTGCGTTGCACTTTTAGAATTGCATTACGTAAGAATGCTGTGTCTACATTTTCCAGAATATCTGAATTCTGTTTTAGTTTAGCCTCGGATATAAAAAGAACCTGGTTCATTATTGTTCGTTATTTTCTGCGTCTATATTGGTTTCGGTAATAGAATCTTGTTCTCCAATTGGTCCATAACCTATAAGATCCCTCATTTCATCTTGTGTAAGTATATCTTTCATGATGGATTCTGAGAAAGCATAATTAATTGGAGGTAGATTTTCAAACTCAGGAGTGAAATCTAATTTTAAGAGTCTTTGTAGAGTTTCCCCAAACATTTTTTGTGCAGGTTCAATCTCTGTATTGAGCATTAATTCATATGCTTCGATCAATTCTGTTCTTCCTCCCAATGCACCTGGAGTAGCAACCCCAAAAAGTATAGGGTTTGTTGCTTGGTGTCCAACAAGAATTTGGTTACGTACAATTTCCATAAAGTCATTGTACTTAGTATCAGAATCGTTAGAAGAAATTGGTTCGAGTTGTACTCCATTTTCTCCGTTACTGAAAATTAAAAATACCTCGCCAGCGTTAGTGCTTCCAGCATATTGTTGTTTAAGCTGAGCATATATGTAATCTCTTTCCTCTTGTGTTTCTGGCATGTCGTTAATAACAATTGACATGCTCGGACTAAATCCATTACGAACAGAATTTAATTTCCAATTACTTAGCTCGTAATCAAGAGCAATATAGTTAATTGCTCCCCAATAAAGAGGTTTAGAATAATAATTAAACCCAGACGAGTAAGGGTGGTATACAAAAATTTGGGAACCTTCAGGTTTTCTTGGATCATAAGCATCGAGTTCTACAATTTTGTTTTCGTGTTTTCTGGTGTTGTTCCAGTCGTTAGAAAAATACCATTTATGGATTTTACCAAACTCGTTTTTTCTCCCAGCTCTTAACTTAGACATATCAACATGTTCTGCATGTGCTATAGTCTGACCATCGTTGGCCCAAACTACATTTAATGCCCACATGTTGTATAACCAAAAATCATCTATAAGGGATTTTATTGTTTCTTCTTCTCCGAGGTTAAACTGTGGTATGTTTTGTCCTTCTACTAAACCAGTACCGTAAGTGTAAAGATTTTTTCTTTGTAATACAGCATTATGAACTGCAGAATTATCTCTTAAATCAATAAGAAATCCTGGCATCTTGTTGTCAGATCCCCAGGAAATGTATTCTTTTCCAACAATCTGGAATTCTTTCCATTCTGGAATGCTTAATTCTTCCTTGCTAAAGGAATATATTGTTTTTTTCTGTTCGTTATTCATCATAAACGTAGTATGTTGGTCCTTGGTCGTAAGTATACACCGAATTATATATCGCCCCATCGACTCGAGCCTTTCCTACCCATATAGGTTGGTCCACTTGGTCTATACCATCGAATATTGCTTCAGCATTTACAATAAATTCTGCCGAAAGATCTAAAGGATTACATTCAAAATAAGTTTGTACATCGACAGATTCTGGGGTTGCTACAATACAATCTGCTGTAGCACCTGCAGATTCTAAAATTTCAGCTTTATATCCCCCTTGCTCTAAAGAACTTGGATCGATATTAAAGGTGTAATAATCATTTGAGGTAGAAACATTCGTTAATGTGAAATTGTCTACTGAAAAGTCATCCAACTTAGTTAACTTTAGCTTAAACACTGGTGTTGGGTCTAAACCAATAAGTTTATCCCTTAGAACTATACTAAAAGACCCAGAAGTGGTGGTGTTATCGAAGACAATCATACAACTAAATATGTTTTATTGGGGTATTTCTATCAAACTAAAAAAAACCCACCACCCGAAGGTAGTGGGTTAAGAAGAAAGTTGGATTAAGCTACAGTTGAATTAACAAGATCTGTCCATCCAGTAGATGCTACGAAAGCAGGATCTAAAGTAAGTGGTGGGTCTTGCTCAACTCCTCTGAATTCAAGAGATGCTCCATTTCTGTCACCGCTGGCAACACCTGAGCCCCCCTCGCCACCGTTGATGTCAAGTCCACCAGATTCTCCTAAGTAAACATAGGTTCCAGTTTTAAGCTTAACAACAGCTACAAGGTTATTTTCAGATAAAGTTTTGATAACATATCTTAGGGTTGGGTTGTAGTCAGTAAAGACAACAGTCAATAGAGTCTCATAGAACAGAGATCCATTTTGGATATTTGCGTTCGGGGTAGCCGTAAAAGAGCTGGTTTCTTGTATTTGCTTAAAAGAATAAAATACGCCAGTTGATCCTGCTGTCATTGAGTTGATAGCTTCATCTTTAGTTCCTGATCCGGTTACACCAACTGCAGTGATGTTATCGCTGTTACTAAAGAATACCTCCTCAACGCCACCAATGATCTTGCAGGCCCCTTGAGCGTTTCTCCCTGTGGTTAGGTTAGTACATGCCATTGTTTTCGTTTTTAATTTTTTTTATTAAGTCCCCCAGTTTTACCCGGGGGACCTTGAATTAATTTACTTCTTTTTTTAGAAGTTAGTTACTGCATAGAGACCAAATAAGTGGGCCGCACCGCACTTGTAGCGCGAAATAAACCTTACCTCGTCATTATCTCTTGAGTAGAAAATCTCGAAACTTGAGTAATCTGATACGAGATCCGTGCCCCAGTAAATGTAGCGGGTATCTACCAATGCCACACAGTCGTTAGAGTTGACGGCATCGTTGTGAGAAGAAGATCCTTGTAGACCATAAGTTCTTACGATTCTTACGTTTGAACCTGGGAATACAAATTCACCACCTACCAATGTGTCTGGAGCTACGTGGAAATAGTTTCCTGCGAATAGTGCATCAACCAAGATCTGGTAGAAAGCAGGAGACATAAACATTACTCTTGAGTCAGAGTCTGCCACGTCTACGTCTTGAGCAGCGATCATAGTCTGAACTGAACCGATGATGTTGGAAGAATTCCAAGAAGTACCTGCAGTTGCTGCTACTACACGAGTTGCATCGTCTGCTAAATCTACAATAAGACCGTCAGACAAAGCCAAGTTGCCAGAACCTGAAACCTTATCCCCCTGCCAGTACTGCTTAGCAATAACTTTAGAAAGAGCTTTAGTTTTTTCTTCCGAGATATAAGCCTCAAATGGTACTTCGGTTAGGATCGAACCTGGGTTCAAAGCCAATTGAGTGTATTTAGCCTCAAGTGCGTATGAGTCTAAAATTTCATTGACCTTCATCTTATCTACGCTTAGAGTTACTTTACCCAAAGTTGTAGAACCAGAAGCTCCGAAACCTGCAGAACCTGATTGTACTTGTAGATCAGATTCAATAGTGTGAATGTCCTCAGCAGACTTAATGTTTGGCATCACCTGAACATAGTTTGCTGTAGGGTCAGCAAGAATAGCTTTCGATATAAGATCTAAGCTTTGCTGGTTTGTGTAGTCAGCCAATCCTGAAACTACATAGTTAAAGTCAAAACTTTTTTTCATGATTTTTTTGTTTTATTTATTATTTCTTAGGGCTTTGATGGCTTCGATACGAGCAGACATAAGATCTACTGAACCTTCAGCTGCAAATGCTGTTTGAGAAATGGATTTTGTAGAGGGTGCTTTCTTAAACTCTTCGAAGTTTTTAGAAAACTCTTCTTGGGATTTCGCCATTTCGATAAGAATGCTGGACATTTCATCCATTTTCTTTCTCATCTCTTCAGTTGCCTCGGCAACTTTGTCTTCTACAATTGAGACAATTTCTTCGGCGATAGCCTGTGCATCTTCAGGGGTTACGTCTTCTGGAGTAGCTTCGTCTATAGCTTCTTTAGCCTCGTCAACGATTTCCTCCCTAACGTCACCAACTGCTTCTGCAGCTTCCTCGTCCATTTCTTCTGCAACAGGTGCATCGGATTCTTTGATCTCCAATACTTTACCTTCTCCGTCCAATACAATAGTTCTGCCGTCCTTGAGAGTAT